CAATATATGGCGCGCACCGCAACCAATCAGCCAATAACGGCATAACGGAACGTCCTATCCGTTGGCGCGTTGTTGGCGTGGGTTATTGTAAAAGTTTGTTTGCCGTGGGCGCTAACATACATACCGCCCGCACCCTTTTCGGCCGCCGCGTTGGCTGTTGTTGGGGTAAACAAAATAACGCTATCAGAACCCGCACGGGCTTCGGTAACGGTTGTTGATGTGGCGCTTGCCGTTAATGTCACTTCGCCGGTTGCGTTTATTTTGCCATTCATAATGCCGTTTACGACCAAACTAACATCGCGGTCGTCAAAGCCATCTGGCGGCAAAATTCTAAAATTAGCGTCTGCCAATAGGGCTTCCCTCCACATCAACGCCAAAAGCTTTTTGCCAGTTGCCGGTTAGTTGCATCCGCATGCGGTGAAACCGGCCCTGATCCCTATGTGGGCAAAAGCCATCGGTTGTAAGTGATTGCGCTGTTGAAAAGCTAACCGCATCATCAAGCTTGTTGCGGGTGCCAATGGACATGGTAACAGCCCCGCCGGCATTAGTTTCAAACGCCGGCACGGTGCGCGTCACAACGGTATGCTTTTTCGGTGTGAGTGATAACTCTTGTGTTTCAAGTGTTGCCGCTAAAGTTGTGCCGCTGAAAGTCGCAAGCTTTTTATTTATTGCGCCGCCAAAAATAAAGCTTCCGCCTTTATACAATGCATCCATCGTGCCTTCCATGGCATCAAGTGTTGATGAAATGCTATCAAGCCCTTCCATTGTGATGCTTGAGGTAAAGAACGGCGCAATAATTTCGGCTTGGATATTTACAAGTGACCAACGCTGGACTTGGTAATTATAAACAAGCATCCGATCAGGCTCACCATCGGTGCTATCGTTGCTAACATATGACCAACAAACAATTTGGTTTACCGGATCAACCGCCGCGCTCATCTTGTGTGTATTTGTGCTATCGTGATCTTCTAGCCAAAACCGGTTGACTTTTTCGGCGCCGATAGGTGTGGATTGACGGCCATCGAAAGAGTAAAAACCGTCATCACTTAGGTAAAAAACCATGCGGCCAATATTGGCAACGCTACCAGAATATTTGCAACCGCGTGCCGTTTCAACACGGTCAATTTGGTAAATAAGCGGGGTGCCGACATATTGCGCCACTGCAATCGCACGCTCAAGCAATATAACCGCATATTGACCGCCGACCAGCCCGGTAATATTTCCGGCGTCTGGAATGTCCTGATGGTCGCTCTGATCGGTGCCGCTTGTCCAACTTGTTTCATCGTTAATGCCAGACCAGCGGGTGCGGAATGGTATGTCGTTCCCACTGCCATCATCTGTAAACGCTGTCCAGACCTGATCTCGCACCACTGCTATAAATTTTGCTTTTGGCGGTGAGCCGGCGCCATCCGAAAACGCGCTATCAGTGCCAACTTGATATTTCTGCAAATTGGTGCCGGTGCCGCCAGCCGCAAGCACTTTGTCACCAAATTGCACAAAGCGCCATTTATTCGTGCCAATGCTGTAACCGCCAGACGCGCTACTATCGACCAAATTGTTGGTGCCAGCATCATACTTATAAAGCTTACCGCTATCACCGGCAAAAAGCGTAACAGTACCCGCATTATCTTTTGCGGCAAAAATGCCCTGTATTTTATTGGTTGCGGCATTGCTGATTGATGTCAAGCCGCGCAAGCTTCTATAACCCCGCGCGGCCGGTATAACATTGGTTGCAACCGTCAAGCCCTTTGAATTTAAATCGGGCTGATCAGGAAGCCATTCGCCAAAGTCAATCATTGTATTGCCCAAACTCCAGTTGCATCAGGAATAACAGACCAATCTTCACCAAGTATTTTACCGCTAGCGACCGCCGTTGCTGTTGTGCTGATCACGCCATCACCTGAATAATACCAAATTGCATTTGGCGCCAAAGCGGTTGCCGTTGCGGACGCTGATACTGAACCGCCTACGTTTACAACGTAGTTAAAATCAGGATACGGAAACGTTACCGTTGCGCTTGTTGACGCACTTCCTGAAAAAGCTTGAATGTGCGTGATAGTAGCGGTGGCGCTTGTGTTTACCGTTGCCGCATCTGAAACAAGCCGCAACGCAATGGCTGTCGCTGAAACAGAACCAGCCGTTGTAGCGGTTGCGGTCATGCCATGCGCCAAAATTGCTTCGGCTGTTGCGGTGGCGGCCACGCTAGCGGAACCTTCAAATGCTTTTGCCTTTGTTGGCTCGTCAGCTGTAGCCGTTACGCTAGTTGCGGCCGAACCGGTAACATTATGAACAACAAGCGCATCAAGCGCATCCATAACGCCATAACTATTAATTGCGTCAAGATTGCCCCATGCACTAAGTTCATCAAGCGTTGCCATGTTAGGCCGCCGTTACAGTTAAGCTTGATGCCGCAACTTTCAATATGTCGCCAACCGCAATGGTTTTAGCTGTCGCAAACGACCCATGGAATAGCTGGTTTCCAGCAGTTGATGCATCGTAAATCGCCCAATGCGAGACGCTACCCCAACTTGAACCGGTTGCCGCTGGAAATTCAACCGCCGCATTGTTTACAATAGAGCCGCCCGATGCCGCCGCAAATGTGATAGCTTGGCGCGCATAACCATTGCCCGAAAGTTCGGTGCCGCTATTATCATCGCCCATGCTACCGGTGGAAAGCCCCAAATAAATTGCGGCTGGCGCGGCTGTTGAAGTTACACCGCAGAAATGCTCAAGAAAGGCATCTTCCAGATAATCACTCATTGCACTCATATCTTAAACTCCTGTTTTCATTAGATATTATTTTGACGTTGGTAGATTGATGTAATCTGAAGTTGACCCGTGCCATAATGGGCGCGTTGCTCGTCCCTTTTAATTTCTTCTATGGCACGCGAAAATTTCTGATCATGTATTTGCGCGCGCTGTTCATCCATTAAGTAGGTATATGCCTCAACAAGCGCGCCAGATAAGTAAGCGTCTGGATGCCGGGTTAGAATGTTGTTTGTTGTGCGTGTTGCCGATAACTCATCGATGTCGCCAACGTAAACAATTTCGCATTCGTAATTTGTATCCGGCACCGGGCGCAACTTTAACTCATCGCCAACAATGCAATAAGCTTGCGGCTTGCCGGTTCCTTGCGATGCATATGTGTTATCCAAACCGGTTGGACTTAAATATTCCAAAACCGTTAGCGGGTCGGTGTTTAGTTTCACTTCACGAATTTCACGCAACTCGACTGGCAACGAAATATATTCGCTGTTTGGGGTTAAGTTTGTAATAGCGCGCTTTTCTTGTGAGCGCGTTTCTAATTCGCGCGACATACGCACTTCGGCCAGCCGAATAAAATCTGGAATTTGCGCGGTTAAATCTGAACGCGCTAAAAAATTTTCAATACTCGTTTGGAGTTGTGCATATGTTGTAATGGCCATTATACGCTTCCACCTGATGTTCTAAAATATCGGTTGTTGTAATCGTTGAGCCACTTTTTCCAATCTTTTGGGTTATCGCGCGGATCACCAAATCGTTGGCGCAATTCCAAATAAATACTTGATGGGATTTCGGCTACTTGTTGCCAATGGCGTTGTGTATTGCCAATTAAAGAGCCGCGCTCATATTCGTTAGCTTTAAGTTTGGCCGACTCAATAACTTGTTTAACATGTTGCTTTTGCTCAACGGTAAAGCCGCCATCAATATTATCGTGCAACCATGTTTCTTTGCCGGTGCTTTTATCAAAATTTAATAATCTTTTTGCCATGCTTCACCCATAAAAAGAGGGGGCCGAAGCCCCCTCTGATCGGTTGGTTTGGTTTATGAACCGTTGAGGTCCAAAATCATCGAATGTGCTTTAGGAGCCTTAATTTTAAGCGCCCACTCACAAATGATTTGCGATTTTTCGGCATCACCGGTTGGAGCAATTTCATTTTCTGAAAAGTTGCGTCCAGTCAGTGTTGAGATTGATACAAAGTTTGGATCAAGCACAAACACACGGTCATTGGACAGGAAGCGCGATGGCGTAATGTCCAAAGTTCCGAAGTCGGTCATGTAAACCGATACCGCACCCACAAATGATGGGGCAGTGTTTGCGGTTGTGTTGACTTGGTTTGTGACCAAATTTGTACCCGCTTGAGCCAAATCGCTGATGTTGGCACGGTTGGTTGCAGAGCAAACCAACATAGATGGAGCGCCGCCATCAACCCATGAATCGGTCACCGCGTCATCAAGCAATGCCAAAGTTAAGGCTCTGTCCGTCCCGCCGGTCACCGTATCACTGCCATCGGCTGAACTAAATGCGCCTCCGGCCCCAACACTGCCGTTGGAAATCCAGCATGACAAGCTAGCAGATTTACGGGTTGCGCCAGAGGCACGCGCCACATCTGTATCGCCAATCATTTTTTCGATGTCTCTACGAAGCTCAAGCCCCTTCAACACGCGCTGATATGCGACTTCTTTGGCGCGGCCAGCTTTATCGACCTGCTCCAAAGTCTTTGAAATCACATAACCTTTTTGTGAAATCTGATGATAGTTGCCAAGCCGGGTTGTGGCTGTTACGCCAGTATCCGACATATCGGCGCCTTCCGCTACAAAATTGGAAGCATCGGTTGCGGCCAATTCCTGAATCTGCCACTCGGTAAAAATACCGTTGGAAGTTTCTTTGGCTGTTGATGAAAAGATCGGTGTTTCGTCACTATCGATCTTATAGATAATATCGGCAAGGGTTTCTTTTTCCCCTACTGCCGTAACGGTAGTATGTGTAGCCACTTTGGGCCTCCTTTACATTAAGATTGACTTTGCAAGAGTTCGATTGCCGCGCTCATGCTTCTTTCTTTATCAAAACGGCTTCGTAATTCGCGTTGTCTGCGAGTTACTGTTTCGGCTTTGGTCTTAGGAACGCCGGCTTTTGCGACTTTTGGTGCGGCTTTAACCTTCTTTTTTGCTAAATCGGCTTTGCTGTTCAACTTACTTAAAAGCCAACTATCGCGTAATGCACGGATTGCCCGGTGATCAGCCGCTAGCGCAATCTCTTGCTCGGTGTAGCCAAATTTTTTCGCATATTCGATAACTTGTACGCGCTCATCATTACGCACTTTGTCATCTTGCCATTCTGGAATTGCATCAAGCATCATTTGCTTTTCGCTTTCCATGTGCTTGCTGAAATTGTATTGCGCCTCTTTTGCGCGTTCCGCATTTATGCGGGCAATTTCATTATTTGTTTGCGCCAACTGCTCCTTGCGCTGTTGGTGCAAATAAATCGCATCGGCATATTCCTTCGGATCAAGTTCTTCCCGCAAACTGGCCCAATCCGGTTCTTGTTGGGTTTGGGCTTGTAGTATTTGGGCAATTTGCTGTGCGTTTTGCAAATAGGTGTCACGCGCTTCGCGTGCGTTTTGCATTTCGCCTTCAAGCACTTTCCGTTCTTCGGCTAATGCTTGCGACCGCTTTGTGAAAGCACTCTGCATCATAAAGCCGCTTTTGAGCGTTTCTAAGTCTACCTCAAATTCTTCACCATCAACTTTAACGGTAAAAAGTTCGGGCTCTTGATCAGCATCATCTTCGGCCTCATCGTCAGAGGCATCGTCCGGATCAATTTCGGCTTCTTGATCGTCAGCATCTTCGGCGTCAGCCTCATCGCCTTCGGTGTCGTCCGCCTCAACTTCCGGATCACCGGCTTCCACCATTTCGGCTTCGTCCGGTTGCGCTTCATCGACCGCTTGATTTTCCTTTGCGGAGTCTTGCAGTAAAGAAGCAATTCCATCGTTAATTGAAAAATTTGTAGTGCTGGTTTCCGTAGAATTATCAGCCATTTTAAAATATCCTTATTTGAGTTTTTCCAAATTTAATTTGGCAATCTTGCCATCGGTGACGACTGCCGCAAGGTGCGTGCGAACTGCTTCTAAGCTTTGGCAAAGCATGTATATGCGTTCCCGTGCCGCCGTATCGTCAACATTTGTGCCGCGCCATGCGCGTAAAAATTCAGCGTCCAACTTTTCAAACGCTTCCATTAAGATTGGGTCGCGCATTAACCGTTCAGCTTGCGCCGCCCGGTCAATCTGTTCGCGTAATTTGCCTTCGCTCATGAAAGCAATCCAAACTGGCTCATTGGCCTAAACCCATCCACCCGCATCGGGTCGCGCTCGTAAAAATCAGGGTTGTAAGCTTTTTGTGCGGTAAATGCTTTTGACGCCGCATCGTAATCGTAATCAGGCGCATAAACGGTTTGGAACTGGCCAGCCGTGTCAAGCGCATTTGGCCGGTAATAGGTTTCGCCAGACTCACCAAAATTGCCATCAATGGTGGTGTCACCGCCGCCGCCCGTATCTAACCGGCAAGCTTGCAAATCATCGTCAAATGTATAGCCGGGTTCGCATGTGCCGGTTAATGGGTTTGCGGGCTTGACTTTATCCATAGTGGCGCCCTCGCCACCCAAATCAGGGTCGCGCGGGTTTACTAAGTCAGCATAAAGACCGTCATAATCTGGATTTGGGTTGCCGGTGTAATTGACTTGGCCAAAATATCCTTGCGTTAAACCACTTGGCCCAAACATTGTGGAGCCGCCAGTAGGAGCAAACAACTGGCCCTTCGAATTTACATAAGACCCCTTCATGCCAATAAGATTGGCTAAATCATTATATGCCGTTTTGGTCGTGTCTATTGTGTTAAGGCCAAGCGCCGAAGCCGCTTTGTTTGCAAGCGTTGTTAACATGTTTTTTCCAAACATCAAATCTTGTGCTTGTTGGCCGCGTTTGGCGCGTGCAAGTAGTTCTGGCAATGTGCCGGTTTTGTCGGCTTGTTTGGAGTTATCTAAAATTTTATCAACATCATCAGCCGTCACCATGCCGGCCATAGTGGCATCGCCAAACATGGCTTGCGCTTGCCCGCCTGATATGCCGTAATTAGGCCCATCACCTGATGGGCCTGATGGGCCGGGCCGGTCACGATCAGCGGCGGCTTCTTTATCGCGTGCGGCGCCATCGCTTTTTTCACTGCCGAAGCCCGGCACAAAAGCCGGTATGCCATCAACTATTTCGCCAGTGCCGCCAAGCGACATAAGCAAGCCTTCTTCGGCGTCATTAATGTATGCCAGTTTATGCGGCTGGCCTCTGATTACGCGGTTTTTGCGCGCTGTAATTTTTTTCGCCATGTTACACTCGCGGAAGGTTTGCGCTTATTTGCGCGTCTGTTAATGCTTTGGCCGTGCGTAGCTCGGCCTCTAGCGCAAGTTCTTCACGCCGCAAATCCATTTCAGCGGCAAACTTTTCACGCTCAAAAGCCAACTCGGCTTCTATTTTCATTTTGCGTAATTCAAAGTCTTGCTGGACTTTGACCATTTCAGGGTCGGGCTTTTGTTGCTGATTTTGCGCCGCGGCCGCTTGTTGTTGTTGCAACATTTGGCCAACGGTGTTGGGGTCGTTAAAGAACTTGCCAGCATCTTTAAAGCCGCCAATCTCAACAATTTCACGCAATGTTGATGCGTATTGTTGCGGCGTTACAAGCGGGTTTTGCGCGCCTAGCTGTTGCAGAATGGCTTCTTGCTTTTGTGCAATTTGCGTTAAAAATGCAATGCGCTGTTCTTCGTCAGCCGTACCCAAACCAACATTTACAACAATATCAAACTCGCTGTCCCATTGCCGCGGGTCTATTGGAACAAACTTGTTACGCAACCGCACAATGCGTTCGGTTTGTTGATGACTTGTTACCAAGTGCAAAATACCCAAAAACAAATCCCGAAAGCCAGTTTCGGCAATGGTGCGGCAATAGCTTTCAAGCTTTTGGCCCGCGCCTTTAACAGTAGCCGCAACGGCACTTGCTGTTGTGCTTTGTAAAACACCGCTATCCAAGCCTTGCGATGCTTTGCTCATGCCGGTCCGCTGTTCCTTAACTTCGTCAAGATAGCGGATTAGCGGTTGCACTTCGGCGCCAACACCTTGCCCGCCTAGCGTTTGAACCGCACCGGCGTTTCGCACTCGCACGATTCCGCCAGCCGTGCCATCTAGCAAATCATCTAAATTCACTTGGCCTTCAACCGCTATGGTGCGGGGGTTTACGGTTAAGTATGTGGCATCCAAATATTGCCGCATCAGCGTTGACTTAATGACTTGCAAGTCTTTGGTCAGATCAAACACGCTTCGGCCCACAAGCCGGTGCGGCATCAATATTGGGCTTATAACTGCAAACGGGATATAATCGGTAATTTCATTTTCTAAAATGTGTTCACCGCTATCGCCAATCGATAAAATACGGCGGCGTTCAGCAATGCCATCGCCATCGGCATCAAGCAAAATAACCGTGTCAAAAACTGCAACTTGCATTTGGCTATCATCAGCGGCGTCCATTTCGTAACCACTGCCAATATCGCCAAAACGCACATCGCGTTCTTCTTCTAGTTCGACTTGCGTTGTGCCAGCAAATTCCCGCACCTCATCTTCGTCATAACCCATACTTACCAAATCGCTAACGGTCATTGTCGTGCGGTGGCAAATAAACCGGGCATCTTCTAAAGATTTGGCGCGGCGGTTAAAAATAAATTCTTCCGGCGGCACGTTTTCGATTTTTACTTTGCCGGACTTTTTGGAAACGCGAACTTTTAAATTGTAGCCTTGCACAAACTGTTCGGTTGGCTCATCGGGCAAATCAACCGTAACAACACTTTCTTCGGTGCTTATAATCTCAACATCTGGATTATCCAAAAGCACCGCAAGTTCTTGCTCGTTTATGCTTTTGTATTCGGCTTCCTCAACCGTGCTTGTGTCATCATAATAAAATTTGACCACACCAAGTTTAAATAAAAGCGCATCCCGCAACCATGTGTCTATAATACGGTATCCATTGTTATCATGCGCTATAATGTAATTTACATAATCGCTTATTTGTTCGGCCAGTTCGGCATCTTCTTCCATGCGCGGCATAAACCGCACATATTTATCAGAGCCAGTGAACACCCGCATAAGCGATGGCATAATCTGTTCAACGGTATCAGCCACTTCGGTTGAAACCACTTGGCTTTTACCCTCAATCTCGTTGCCAAGCGGTTCACCTAAATAATAATCAAGCGCCTTTAACCGATCAGCCGCAAACTCGCTATCATAATGATTAAGCGCGTCATTGATTTCGCGTGCAACAATTTGGCCGATTTCTTCCTTATTTAGCTTTGCCATTTTTCGACCTTTTCGTTTTTTGCAAAGCTTTCACATCGCACTGCCCGTTGCTGTCACAAAATTTAGGCGTGACGCAACCGGTGCATTTTTTGAAAGCTTCGATAGGTTTAGCGGCCAAAACTTCACTTCGCGGCCGCCGCAAAACGCGCATCATATAGGCCATTATGAGCAATACTTCCCATTAACTAATTTCATGCCGCCTTTTTTCTTGCCGCCTTTTTTCTTGCCATATCCCATTATTCTGCCGCCTTTTTCTTTTTGGTTTTAACTTTGGCCATAATAGGTTTGGCCACTCCGGTTGTTCCCATGCCAGCGGTAGTTAAAACCGCCATTGGCTTTGGTTGCGGCAAGCTGTCGCCTTTCGGCCGCACTTTGCCGCTAATACATTGCCCGCGGACATCGCATCGCGCCGGGTACGGGCAAGAGTTACAATTTTTCATTTAAGCCTCTGATTTTGTTGGTTATTTTACCAGGCCCGCTACCACTTAACTTTATGCGACCAATACCGGGCGCTTAACTTAGATGGGTTGGGGTCTTGCGCGTTGTGCCGCGCGTAATATGAACGCTTGCGCGCCTTATCTTTTGCCGACTTCGGATTGCTTCCGGCGCCTGTTACGCCTTGCTGGCCAAAGCGAATGGTTTTTACTTTGTCACCTTGCTTTGCAACAACAACATGCGATTTTTTTGGGTGGTTTGGGGTGCGCTTTGGTTTGTTGTAACCGCTAACCCCAACACGCGCCAAACGCGGGTCTTTTTTGCTTGCCATAGGCATAAACCCCTAAATTTATTCACTTTTTATGCATTTTTATGCATTTTATCTCTTTACTTTAGTGCATATATGCATTATATTCTAAGAATAGTTAAACGCCACAACGCATGGAGGTGCATATGGCAAATTTAGTTTCAACCCGTAACGCCGTTGCCGTTGGCAATGGTTTTATCTTTGCCGATGGTGGCCGCGCTGATGCCGGCTATAAAGGCAAGACAGGCGATTGCGTTGTGCGCGCCGTAGCCATTGCCGCCGGCATTGATTACAAAACCGCCTATAAAGACTTGGCGGCTGAAAACGCCAAGCTTACCGGCGTTAAAAGTTGCCGGCGGGGCATCTACCGGGCTAGCTATGAGGCTTACCTCAAGCGGCACGGTTGGGTCTGGTATAGCGCGCCAAAGTTCGATGGCCGCAAAGCATATGCCAGCGACTTTACTGAAGCCGAAGGTTACAACGGCTTCATCATTGCCCGCATGGCCAAGCACTTGGCGGCGGTGCGCGATGGGGTGGTTTATGACACCTACGATTCATCGCATAAGATGGTTTATGGCTATTTTGCCAATTTAGCCATTTAACCTTATGCCGGCTGGACGGTTATGCTTTTAAACAAAGCCTCTAATCTTTCAGCCGGCCAATCTGCCTCACGCGCCGCAAACGCGGCGGCCATAATACAAGCCTCAACGCAAGTGTCCCACTCAACATCGCCAGCAAGTGCCAAGCCCCGCATGGCTACGCAGATGCTGTAAAACGCCTCATCAATTTTATCGTCATCAAAATTTATAACGACATCCAACTCTTGCGTTGCCGGAAACTCGATTACGTTATCGGTCATACAATCCAACTTGTGTTCCGTTGCAATGGCATGCGGCTATTCCAGCGGCTTATATGGCCCGCGGCCATAGCGCCTTGCTCCGCAAAAGTAAGCACAAAAGCATCAGCAACGTCAGGCGATCTTTGCCCGCGCCGCTTCATCTCGTCCTTGCTTTCAATTTTAAGCTTGCCGGTGCTTTGGTATTTGTAACGCACGGCGGTTATTTCGCTTATGAAGGTTTCATCGTTGAAAATGCTAACGTCACGACCCTCAAACCATTCGCGCGCATTCCAAAACAATTCATCGCGCAACCGGGTAAATTTTTCTTTTAAGCTAGGGCTTTCGCTAACCGCAATGCCAACGGCCGGCATGTCCAATTCTATTAGGCGGTCAACAAGCCCGGCGCCAATGCCAATGCTATCAATAAATATTTTTTCTGGACGGTCCATGTAGCGGGTGGCTTCGTACTCGCTCAAAATAATACCGGCCATTTCCATCAAATCTTTATTTTGCCAAGTTTTGATTGGCTCTATAAGAACTTGCCCTTGCCTTTTCGCCAGTGCCGTTCTATCGCCGCCATATCGCGCAACGTCCAAGCCCCAAATGACCGGTGCGCCCGGCGCCATTTCAATATGGCGAGTAACCGCGCTTTCAACCAAATGTAATGGAACCAAAACATCATCCGATTGGGTTGGAAATTCGCCAAGCACGCGGACGCGAAAGACGTTACTTTCCTCACCATATTTTGCGGCCATGTCGCCAATAAATTTTTCACTAACTGTATCCGCATCTAAACAACTCACCGTCATGCAATGCCATTGAGCGCGATTGCTATGGAAAGCATCGTAGAAATATCCATCGGCGCGGGTTGGGTTCCCGCACATAATAACCTTACTTTTGGGGGTACTTAGCGAACCCTCGCCAACTTGGAAAACAACGTCCGGAATACCTGAAGCTTCCTCGCATATAAAAAGCATGTTTTCGCTATGGAAACCCTGCAACGCTTCCGGATTTTCCCGCCGGCTTGTTCTGGCAACGGCAAAGCTATCACTTGCGCCTTTTAAGCTTATTTTATCGCTTTTAAACTCAAGCAAATCTTTAAAGCCCTGCGGCAAGCCGCGCGCCCATTTATCTATTTCAGTCCAAAGCACATCGTTTAATTGGTGTGCGGTGTTGGCCGTTATGGCTATCTTTGTTGGGTAGCGCGTTAATAGCCACCAAAGCACCGCCCATGCCTCAAACGCGGTTTTACCAACGCCATGTCCGCTTTTAATCGCAAGCTTGTCGTTGGTCGCTATAGCGCGCAATGCATCGGCTTGCCATTGTTGCGGTTCGGCACCAATCACTGTTTTAACAAACAAAACCGGATCATCGCGCAAACGCATGATGGTTTTTTCTAAATCGTTATCCAAGCCCGCCCCAATCCCGCGCGCAATGTGGGAATTGCGTCACTGCCGTTATGTCAACTTGCCGCCAGCTAGCGCGTAGCATTGCCACCGCACC